AGGAGTATTAGTGGCGGCGGCTCCATACCTAATCGTGGCTGGTATAATAGGAGCAATTGGAATACTAGTAGCGGCAATTAATCCATTCGCTAATGGTGGTGTGACTAAGAGCGGCCTCTCCTTAGTTGGAGAAAGAGGGCCGGAACTAGTAAGACTACCAAAGGGAAGTCGAGTACATTCTAATCAAGAATCTAGAAGAATGATGAGCAGTGGAGGAAATAATATCACTGTCAATATCAACGGAAGAGTAGGGTCTTCCGATAGTGAATTAAGAATCATAGCACAGAAGGTTGGTAAAATGATTAACAAGGAAATCAACAGAACGACTTCCTCTAGAAGTTTGGGAGCATGATAATATGAGCGCACTAGACCATGTAGTATTCTTGAAATTTGGGGCCTATTCGACTGCTGACTTATCTATCAATACCATTCCATTGAAAGTCACTAGTATGAGCATCAGCACTAACAAGACCATTCCTTCCGTTGAAGTACCTCTATCGGGGGCATTATCCGGAGAATCAATAACAGCCGCACTAGACTTAGGTATGGCTTCTAAGAGTGTAAGCCTACAAGGTTTCATTACAGAACAGGCTATCAATAAAAAGTGGAGTGAAAGTGACGCACCCACAGGAGCAAAAACATACACACCTATTGAGATAGCACAGATGATTCATTCCAGCGTAGACTCAACAGGAATACAAACATATCAGTCGATTAACGAATTAGTTTTTCTTTATGATTCTAAGGTAGGTAATGATGGAAACTCTAGAACTGCTGTTTCTATTCCATTTACTTATGCTTCTAGAGGCGATGAAGGGAAATTGGATAACTATGGTACTAGAGATGATTTGAAAAGTGACTTTCCAACTTCAAGTACTTCCGAAGGAATGAAAGGATTCATTAGAAGTTTTGAAACCACAATAGACTCGGAAACTATTGATGTGAGTTTTAGTTTGCAGTTTGAAATCGCAGAAGTGTTCCCAAGTGGAAAGGTTGCTACCAAGTTAGCCGACGCTCTTTCTTGAGGTGAAATTATGTATCGAGTATTAACAGGAAAGCAACGAAGTTTAGTCTTCCCTGTAATGTGTAATGGTCATGTCAAAATAGACTATTATGATAATATTGCGATAGGAGCAGATGCTAGCGTAGGAAGTAGTGATGATGTAATCTACGGTCCTTGGTCTTTAGACGACGCTTTTACTATCGAGGCTACTGTGACACCCTATGACATAAATGGATTCGGAAGGCATAGTGTAGGTAGTTTAACAGGCGTTGCTACTGATTCGGGAAAGGTAATGCCAGCAGTAGATAACGATGTGACTCAAACAGATTATATCTCTCATTATTATTTGGCTGAGACTGCAAAACATACACATGAGATGAGAATATTTCATAGTAGTAAAGCACAACTTTCTTTGATAAATACCACTTCACATAATGAAAATCAACCAGCAGAATACAAGATTAAATTTTCTGTCACACTAGGAACTACTACTCAAAACCTAGAAACTTCTGCGTTGATTTTGCCTTCTATCGGAATAAATTGGCCCCTCATAAGTCACACTTCGGGAGGTTCTTATGGTAGCGGTATTTTAGATTCAAAGGGGAAATACACTCATGTTTTTGCTAAAACAACAAAATCAAGTGGGAATAGTGGAACTACTTTGACCTTTCTTTCTACTGCAAATAATATACTACATGAAGACCAAGAACTATTCATAAAGAATGGATTTGGTTTTACTTCCATAGGAAAGGTTGCCGCCACTCCATCGTCTTCTTCCGGAGATTCCTTTGCAGTGACTTTGGATACTTCTCAATCTACTGCATTAAATTCAACAGACCTTTTTATCAAAGCACCAATGAATCCATCTTATGTTGATGGGTTATTTCACATAGCCGCTACTTATGATTCGGCTAGTAAAGTAATGGCAATTTATTTTAATAATAGTGAAGTAGCAAGTGCCACTCATTCTGGAAGTGGGACTTTTGCTATGGATAAAGAAGATTTATTTTTAGGTGCTAATGGTAGTGGGGCCACTGGTCAAAATAGTGCAACTACCAATAAACAATTCATGGGAGAGTTTCACGAATTTGCCATGAGTAGAGGGGCTAGAAATAAATTCAATGTCAATAATTTAACCCCTAGATTTGCAGATACCGTACTTTATTTTAGATTCGAGGAGATAGACCAATGACAGCAGTTTATGTGATGCGTAAAGGCACTACAATAAATCCCACTGTAGTCGCTACTCTAGCAAACGCAGGGAACAATGTCAATTTCGATTGTCCTACGAATCCCATTATCCATGACACGGCTACTTGCACTGATACTCATAGAATGTTCACTTACATTTCTACTGATGATTCTAATAATGACACCTTTATTCAGCAATTACAAGGTTCGGATTCTGCCGGTACTCAATATTCTAATTTAGAAAATACTGAGGGGTATAAGATAAAGTGCTATGATAGTATTTCGGGAGAAGGCATCCGCCTAAATTCTACTGCTAGTGACCACAACTACTATGTCTTGATAAACTCGGATAATGGATTAACTCATCACTTTGCTAGAATTACACAATTTACTACTGACGATGTTTCGGGAGATAGTTTTGAATTTGAGCCAAGACTAGGTTCTTCTATTACTAAGAATACTAAATTCATGGTGTTCAAGGGAGATGATGAAGATGAATCTACTATTGTAGCAGTAAGTAGTGGTATTCTTGCTACAGAGATTACTGCTGGTAGCACTACCTACAGAATGAATAAATCATTGCTATGCTCTAAACCCCTATTTTACTTCCACAATTCTAGACTAGATAAGAAGAATCAACTTGACCACAATAAAAAATATTATGTCAAATATGCTTCTTCTCAAATGAGCAGTGCTACCATTAATTCATTTACAACAAATACATTTATCACTTCTCAAGATTATGGATTCTTGGTTAAAGACTATAGCAAGTTTAACATTAAAACTACACTTGTTGATAATCTAAAAACACTAGACGACCCTACCAATACTAACAGTTATAATAGCACCAAACAGACTTCCAATGAAGGATTGACATTAGCGAATAATGACTTTACAGATTACGATGAATCGTTTTACAATGCTAGGCGTGACGACGACAATGTGAAATCCGCTCTCAATCTAGTTGGCCCATATCGGTATCTTCACTACGGTTATTCTCCCGAAACAGCCAACGAAGCCCCTATGGTTCTTAGCACCAATTTGAAAGAATCGTATGGACGAAGGGGGGGTTATGCGGAGTCAAAAATCGTAGACACCTCCCGAATCATGTCCTCAAAGGTAGGGGAGTTTGAGGCTTTTAGAGTTCGACAACAACAGCATAGAGGTGAGTTCTTTGAGTGGTTCCCGCTCAAGGCTACAGTGAAAGCAAATGTCACAGGAAATGAATACACATTTACTACAGAAGAAGGATATGATTTAGCGAATTTGTTATCAGCAAATGATGAAGTTTTGGTAGGGTCTAGAGTAGTTAGATTGGCCTCTAGTAGTCCGATAGATTCTTTCAATACTAGTGCATTTACACAAGACATTACTTTCACTTCTAGTTCTAGATTAGATACAGAAAGTTCCTTTTCTACATCTTCCTATACATTAAGTGCAGGGGATAGATTATACCGTAGGGCATTTAGTTCATCTAAGAACAATCTACTTACCACCTTTCCTTTCGTGGAAGGTAGAGAAAGCCAACTAAGAATAGTTTTCTTGGATAAGAACTATGCCGGACTAGAAGCAACCGTGACAGGCTCAAGTAAAGACCAAAAATATTTGACCCTATCTTTTACTAATGCCGAGGTTAGAAAATCTTCTACAGCATTTACATCTTTAGAATATATTTCCGGACAATATATCATTGAAGTAGAGAGATTCAACGGAGAAATAGAACAAATAGAAATAGACAAAAATATGGGTATGAGTACCATGACTATTTCCGGTAGAGATAATTATTCAAAACTAATTTCTCCAATAGTAAATCGTAATTCTAATTTCTCCGAAGATGTAATTTATTCAACTATGAGTCCACACAATAAGTTAGAACTTGTCGGTGTTTTGGATAGTGGGAATGATTTGAATTTCAATAGTAAGACCTTTGATTTAACATCGTCGATAACAGTTAATTCTTTAGCAAATACAAAACTCTTCGTGAAATATACTAATGGAGTTGTAGCATATATAGGAGAAGGGGCCTCTAACACCACTACTAGAATTACTCTCAAAAACTTACCATTAACAGAAGCATACGGGACTTCCACGCATAATGAAGTACAATTGTGGAAAGAAATAGAAACAAATTACATTCTAAACAAAGCCCTATCTTCTAACAATAAACTACCCACTTTTGCTACTAGCCTAGGAGGAAACAGTGACAAGGGACTGCTTTTCAGCAGTGGCGAAAAACTAGACGGTACTTTATTGAGTGGAAGTACTACTTCTAGAACTTCCGGAGTTGATAGCAATGCGGTTGGATTTCATATACAACACCCCACTTCTATAGGAAAAGAAGAAGCATTCCAAGCCAAACTAAGCGATGGAGGTACAAATTATGAAACCTTTGAAACAGTCAATACCTTGATTGATTTTACTGTCTTGAATACTTCTACTGTAGATGGAAAGACCACCATAGAATTAGCCCCTTATCTTCCTGTCACTTTAGGAAGAGTAGACCACAACGATTACGATACTTATGATGTGACATTAACTACAATAGGTACTACTACAGGAAGCGATGGTGGTTTCGATATTGATGGTAAAAAATACTTAGACATTACCCCATCTAACACTTCTACTATTAAAGCGGTAGCAGATGTAGGATTGCCTATTTATTTGAGTTCTATATTTGTAGGATATTGCACTCAAGTAGTATGCTATAATACAGTCTCAAGCGGGGCAGATACTTGGAGAGTTTTCTTGGATAGGCCAGTGAACAATTTCAGTTCCGGAGAAACTATTTCCACATTAGGGTTCACAACTGCTGTAAATAATCAGTATTCCGGAAAAAATACTCATAATTTGTACCTAGTAAATGGAGAGCATTTACATGGAGGTAAGATGGTGACGCTATTGAATTCCCTATATGGAGTAGAAGCGGGAGTCGCCTACGGTGCTGATGATATGCAGAAGCCAACCTATTACAATTACATTAGGCCAACTACAGCACTATCTCACGAATTGGTCGGAACCTATATTGAAAAATATGGGGTTCCACTTTACAAAATAAACCACATTGAGAAAGGAATTTTCAATAGAAAAACTCAAGCAATCGCCAGCGAATATCACACTACTGATGCTAGCCCAACAGAAAAAGAAGAGGTCGGTAGGGCTTCCGATGCTAATTACTATGACGGTAGTAGTTCTGTTCAATATTATGCCTCGGCTTACAAAATGAATCAAGGAAGAAGTTCTACCGCTTTAGAAAAGATACCTAGTAGATTTAGAGAAACTTCTCATTTGCATTTGCCGGTTGAAGAAAGAGGATACTTCCCCGCTAGCGGTTCACTGTTTTGGGATTATATCATACACGAAGCAAGTCACACTAGAGATAAAGTTCTAACTTCTCACGACCCTACATTAGGTGGCAGGGTCAAATCTAATTTCTACATTAAAGATTTCTTAGAACAACTAGACCCAAAGACTGCTAGACTCTTCTTATTTGCGACTTCGGACTTATTACCATATAGTAGTTTAAGAGATGATAGTTTGTTCTACTCTAATAGAGATTTGAAAAACTTTAGTCTATATTTGTTGAACAAACCGACAGAAGATACTACTTCCGATAAACACTCCAAGTATGGGGGTGCTGGAAAGGCAAAGAAATACTTAGACAGTGATTATGATACTGCGGCCATTCTAGAATACGATGTAGAAGACATTACCAAAATGACCACTTTTGGTTTAATGAGATTAACCGAGGTATTGTTTGACTCGAATATGAATCAAATAAATCCGGAACATCTACCGGACAAAAAGAAAACAATGAGAGTTTTTAATTATCACTATTATGAATTTACAGATTTAGGAACGACTTTTGGTTTTAGAGATTCCGACGATGCTATACTCACTACTTCAGATGTAAGTTCGTCCCTAAGTGCAAATGACATTATTTGTGATAGCGATGGAAACATGATTGGGGAAGTTTCTAGTGTTTCGACCACTACAATAACGCTAAAGAATTTGTATCATGGAGATTCTACTAGAAAGATAGTAAAGACAACTAGTTCGGGAGGAATTGCTACAGGTAATTTATTCAAGGCAGTTAAACACCAAGCCGCATTTAGTGGACACGGTGATGCACAGAATGTCAACAAACTAGATGGTTCTATACAACCCCTAGTTGCTTTATTTCACGGTGGAAATTATTCTAGTGATGCTTTCACGGATGAAGCGGGTCAAGCATTCAATGTAGGAAGTACAAGTGCTGGACACGAAAGCCACTTGGCTTTGCCTATGGTAATCACCAACATTACCTTTGATTCGGAACAACACAATGGACACTCTAGTCTTCTTCTTAAGCAATATAATGACCTAAAATTACACACCGATTCTCCCGCTACAGCCGCCTCTTTCTTGAAGAGTGGATTGGTGGGTATGGTCCTTGATAGATTTGATATTTCCGGAGGGGATACCCTGTCCAGTGCTGGTACAGTAATGCCTCCAATTAACAATTCACATCTAAGAGAGTACAGTGCTACAGGCAAGAACTTTACAATTATCAATTACGGTATGGCTACTAGACCCAACCGATTTGCTACTACTAAATTAGATAATAATGGAGGTGGTCTTGCCGCATCTTCCGATGTTACTACGGATGCAGAAGGAATATATTTAGGATTTAAATTAAGGGTAAAATTACCTGCCAAGGAATCAACAAATCCTAGGGGGCCTTCCGGAACAACCCATTACAAATATATTCTAAACTCTAGCACCTATCCATATTTAGATTATGTGAAAGACTTAACAGGTTGTTATTTGGCCTCCGAAGCAGGTACAGAATACGCAACAGGAACAGCAGTAGCGCAACCTGCTATTGACGCAGATACTCAACAACATAGCATGCAGAATGTTTCTCCTACCTTTTTAGGATATGTCGTTTCCCATGAAATAGATAGTGGAAATAGCACTAAAAGACA